CTTCTGAAAGATCTCACCAGTTTCAGTGATTAGTCGGGAGTGTATGAAGTCGTTGATGTACTTGTTCCAGACAGTCTCTTCATCCTCTGTCAGGTCAAGTAGTGGTCTAACGATTCTGAACGCATCTGCGATCATTACCGCTGGCACCGACGAATCAAAACGCGAAAAGTCGATACTATAGACATACCTGAATCGGGACTGCAACGCAGAAACTAGCGCTGCCTTCTCAACTCCGTGGAGTCCCCACGCGAACGGTCTCTTTCGTTCGAGCTGCTGTGCGATAGGCTTTGAAAACATGCCTCCAACGATAGTCGTAGGAAGCGGCGCCATCCATATGAGCCGAGTTTTTGGACCAGAAGTCCCAGGCTGAACGCGACGACCAGCCATATAGGGGTCGAAACCGCGAGTCCCCTCCAGAATGCGAGTAGCCAACTCCATTCCGGCCTGAAGAACATCGCCATTGCGACGGAAGAAAGGAGCGCCAGAATAAGCGACAGGATCAATCCTATCACGTACAAGCGCATCCATAGCATAAGGCCGTGACCCTGTTTCTGGACGACCTGCAGCATCTCTCGTTGCAGAGAACGCGGCGATGTAAGCGGATGTATCCCACGGTCGAATGAACGCATGGGCATAAGGCCCAAATGCTCCATCGGAATCTGTAGCTCCCTGTAGATCAGAGTAAGAGCTGTCAGAAGCGCCGTTGTCGGGTCTAGGTCGCTCGGTCGCATAACCGAATCCCCAGTTACGATGTACGGCCCCATGCCTTCTTGCATCGGGCGAACTTTCTCCTCTTCGACAGGAGCAAGCTCCGATTCCCGATACGGAGAACGAAACTGCGTTGGAACCTGAAACCTCGGGTCCGGGCGCCTCTGATAGCGTACGGTTGGTTCGGGCTCTGGCTGTTCGAGTTCCGCGTCTGTCGGTAGACTGGAATCTAGTTGATTTGGTGGCATGAATGGGACACCCATATCTGTCGAGGCCCTTTTCCACCCATCTGGGATCGGTGACACTCCTATTATCCCTTTCTGTATCCAGCCCAGAATAGTGCTTATCGATCAGCCAGCCTAGCAGATGATCCTCTGCTGGCGTCACTACAGCACGGCTGAGCCATTGCA